CATAGAGCACCGCCCCCTGTTCGCACTTGAACTTGCCCAGCCAATAGCCCCCCGAGGCCACGGCCAGCGCCAGATCGAGCAGCGTCCACGTCTTGCCCATCTTGGACGAACCGCCGATCACCAGCTTGCGCCGTTGCCGCAGAATGGCCCCCTCCTCGCCGCCATCCGGCCCACAAATGAGCAGCCCCGGGGTCTGCGCCTTCAGCGCGAAAAGCTCGTTGCCCTTTAGCCAAGGCGGCAACGCATCCGAATCAGGCGCGTCATCGGCCACCTCGAGCTTGTGGACGTTGGCCGGCTCGCCCGCCGCGTCCATGTGTTCGGTTTCCTTGAAGGCTTGAAAGCCCGCCGGTTGTGCTTTGTGAACATTTCTCATGCGTCAAAAAACTCCACTCGTTGAATTGTCCCGTTCTCCCGCTGCCCGTTCGGCATCCGCACGAACTGCGACTTCAGCCAAGTCTTCGGGTCGCCGCCCAGGCGGACGGCCTCCTCCATAAATTTCCGGTCACTGGCCTCATCGGTCGCCCGATACCACCCATGCAGCGACTTGCTGCCGCTGAAGACCACCATCCGCAGATCGCGGAACTCGGAGAGCCAGATATGCCGCGCCGCCTGCTCGTCAGGCGTGGCGCCGTCATCAAACTCCACGACGATGTTCTGGCGCGGCCCCGTGTTGTCCAAGGTGTGCGCGGAAAGCTCGCCGTCGCTCTTGCGCTTGCCCTCGAGGGCCGACATCGCGTTCGGCACGACGAACTCCCACATCCGCAACTGCCCGGCAAAAGCCGACATCGCCGCCGTCTCGAACTTCGCCACACCGAGCCCCACGCAGGCAAGCACCTCGCTGCCGCCCAGCAATGAGCCAAGGAACCACTCAGGCGCGGTCTTCTCCATCTCCGCAGCATCCAGCGCCGACGCCTCCCGCAACTTCTCCAGCGACCACTCCCGCCGCTTGGAAAGCCGGCGGCACTCCGCTTGCAGGGTCTTATTCGGCACCGGCCACGGCCTCACCCGGGCGGTGCCCGTGCTCGGCGTCACCTCGTAGGCATATTGGATGGCCGACAGGATCTCGCGGTCAGGCGTGAACCGTCCACCATTGTCCTCGCGCACCGCATCCACCATCCGCCGGATGATGTGATAGGCCCGAGCATGGCCGATGCCGTCATCGCGCAGCATACAGGCCCAGGCATAAATCTGCCCGTGCAAGCTGGACGCCTGCCGCTTGCGCTTGTTCGGGTTCCGGCACCAGGCGAGGAATTTGCTGTCGGTCATCGTTTAGCCTCCACAATCGGCGTCTGCCCCTCGTCCAAGGTCGTGTTGATCCCCTTGCCCATCCGCGCCGTCAGCGGGTTGGCTACGCACGGCGAATATGCGGCCCGTGTAGGCATCTTGTCCGTTAAGCCCCCCCCCTGGTGCGCGCCGTCTGAGAGGGTGCCGACTACTTCTGGGTAATCACTCGGCCTCACGAAATTGTCTCCGTTCTGGCTGAAGATGGCTTGGTTGTCGTATCCGATTCCGCCACTACGCGCAGAGCCTCGGACAAGAGTTGCGGCAGTTCTTTCCCGCGCTTCTCTGCTCGGCGCAGGATTCCGGCACACGCTTTCTGACTCAAATAGAACCGTTGCGGCAGCGGCCCCGTCTCCAAGACATCCGACAACGAACACACGGCGACGGCGCTGGGCCACTCCGAACCACTGTGCGTCCAGCACCCGGTAGGCAAACCCATACCCCAATGCCCCCAACGCCCCGAGGAAGGCACCAAAATCCCTTCCTCCGTCTGATGACAGGACGCCGGGGACGTTTTCCCAGACAATCCATCGAGGCCGCTGACGTTGAGCGATCTCAAGAAATGTAAGCATGAGTCCACCTCGCGGGTCGTGGAGTCCTTTGCGGAGTCCGGCGACACTGAAGGATTGGCAAGGCGTTCCTCCGACCAGAAGGTCGATTGCTCCCAAGTTCCAAGATTCATGGCGTGTCATATCCCCCATGTTCGGCACTTGCGGCCAGTGATGCGCCAAGACCGCGCTCGGAAACTTCTCCACCTCGGCAAATGCCGCAGGCTCCCAGCCCAGCGGTTCCCATGCGACCGAGGCCGCTTCGATCCCGCTGCATACGGAGAGGTAGCGCACTTGGCCTTGATGCTGCATGGCGATACGCTTGCCGATCCACGCCATGCAGGGAACGGCCATGCTGTTGCCCAGCGCCTTGTAGCGCGGCCCATCCGGGCAGTCCTGCGGCGACTTGCCGCGCCACGGGATGAGCGTGTGATCGTCGGGAAATCCCTGCAAACGCTCGCACTCTCGCGGGGTAAGTCTGCGGACGGCCATTGCGCCATTGCTCACGCCCCCCCCCCTTGGCGACCGCGTGGCAATGAGACTTGCTCAAAGTTGGCGATGGGTCGCCATCCTTGCCAATTCCAAGGGGCCAATCTTGCCTCCCATTCAATCGACCCAACGCATTCTGTGTGCTGATCGGTATTGTAACTGAATAGGCTACAGCGGCGTGATTCGTTGTGCTGGCCGCTTTTAACGGTGCTGAACGCTCGAGGTTGTTTCCAGAGCTCAAGCTGCCCTCGTTGGCGTAAAAGCCTATGGCTTTGGATTGCTCGCTCATTCACTCGGCACCTCCGGTAGCTCCATCCAATGCGTAATAACGCTGTCGATCTCGTCGGATGTGTGCGCGTAAATCCAGCCATCAGGATCGTCTGCGTGCGGCGACTCGTAACACGCAACGAAATGACACTCGCCATCCGTGGCCAGCACGCAGCGCGGGTTGCCCGGCAGTTCCTTGTCGGCGGGTATCCACGGGCTGATGCCGTGCCGCCCGCAGTCCTGCTCCAATTCGTCGCAGTAGTGGCAGCCGTAAGTGGGGATGGCCTCACTCATGGCCGCCTCCCTTCCACCTTCTCGAAGCCTCAAGATACTCGTAGTAGGCCGCGTTAATCGCATCCTCGTCCTTCTCCCCGCCCTGCGCGGGCAGGCAGTAGAAGAGCCGCTTGCACAAATCGCGCGCCTCGTTGCGTTCTTTGGCGAGCCTCAGGATGGCGCTGTCGATGGTCATGGCGCGGTCGCTCATTGTGTCGCCCCCTTCTCAAACATAGCCCCAACACCGTTAGGATATGGGACACATAGACTTTTCATTTTGTCATAAGTATCCGTAGGCCATACCCACATCAGCGCGTCTGCGGCGCGAATAAACGCCCTTGCGTGATCCATTCCCTCAAACGCCCGAATGTAAGACTGCGCGCCAAATCCGTATAACGGGAAGCACTTCGCCATCAGCATCCACGGCGCCGGAGCACTATGGTAATTGGCGCAGATGAAGACAATTCCAGTTCCGGCTCGATACGCCTCAAAATGATCAAGCCAGTTTTCTCGCCTTGGGATGGTTGAAACCAGTTGGCTTTTCCAAAGCCCCCGAATGGCAAAGTCATTGTAAAACTTAACTCTGTTCTCAAAGACTTCGGTTCCTGCTTCACGCGAATAGCCCCAGTAAGTGTTTTGAAACACCCCGTTGGTTAGCTCGCTGCATTGCCATGCGTTCATGCCGCCTCCTTCCGGCACAAATTCGACTTCGCAACTTCGGACAACAACGCATCTAAGCTGTCTGCGATCCGACTTATATCTGCCGCAAGGTCGTTTAGAACGGCCGCTTGGCATATGATTGCTGCTGCCGTGTAGTCGCACTCTAGGTAGCAGGCCACAGATTTAGCGGCGTTTTCCATTTCACTGGTGTCGCTATTCATGCCGCCTCCTTCATCTGCACTTCCGGCCTCGGGTCATACCCCTTGCGAAAGCGCCACACCGCGCACATCTGGCAAAACGCCTCGTAAGCCGCCACCAACTTGGCCTTGTCGTGCTTGACCACCTCGAGGCGGCCCGGCTCGGTCGAGCTGATGAAGAGGTTGGCCGCGACAACGTGCTGCAAATGCTCAGGGCCGTAGTGCGTGGCAGCGTAGGCCGCGAGTTGCAACGTATGCTCGTCGTAGGCTTCCACCTTCTCGTCGGGCTTTGTTTTTTTTGTCTTAAAATCGCAAATACCCATCTTCCCAAAGCCATCGCCCCAGGTGAACAACGCATCCACGCGACCGGCGAAGCCATGCACGGCATTGACCAGGACAATCTCCGAGTGCGTGACCTTTACGCCGACCTGGCGCATCCAATCCAGCACGGGCTTGACGTAGGGCCGCAGCTCCTCGCTCGGCTCCTCCGCGCTGCCGCGCATCAGGTTCTCAATGGCGTTGTGGATCTTGGTGCCAAGGTCAGCCGCTTCGCCTACCTGGCTCATGGCGTGTTCGATGGCCCGATCTGCAAACCGATCCAGCGGTTCGTCGCCTTGCGGCCCAGGGATGGCGATAGCCGCCTTGGCCGCCTCCCTCATTTTCCACTTGGTCAGTTGCGGTTTGTCCAGAATGCCAATGATCGTCGTGACCGAGGGCAACAGGTTGAGTTTACGCGCATCCCGCAGCGTGGTCGTGCGTTCTCCGTCTCCGTCCTTGTTCGGCACCGTGTGACACGGTTTGCCGTCCAGTGAATACCAATGACTTCCGCTCAAGGCGGGGCGTGTTATGATGGCCATTGCAATCGTAAGGGTTGCGGGGCGGGGCGCTGGAGTCTTCCCGTCGAAAGTTGGACTCCGCTGCGCTCCCGCCCCAATTCCTCAGAACGGATCGCCCCCGCCCTTGACTGGCCCGAGCACCTCGAGGTCCGAGTCATCCGACTTGGGTGACGAGTCGCCGCCGACTTTGGCGAAGGCATTAACCGCCGGCACCTTGTCCGCGTAATCGTCCAACACCGGGGCAATGCCCGTAATGTTGTTGTAGGTCTTCCCGTTGCGAGCCTCCTCGGCCGACACGGTGATCTGCGCGCCTTGGCCCTTTAGGGATTCCGTATCCCATCCAGCCTTCGGCACCTCGCCCGTCCATGCTTTGATGAACTTGGTCAGGTTTGCCTTCGGGCCGCTGGTGATCTTCATTTCGCGGGTGGCGATCTTGTGGAGTTGGCCGCTCTTGGTCTTCACTCCGAAGACAAAGCGGGTCACGTCCACCTTCTCCATTTCCTCGCTCTCATACTTCTTGCGATCCACCCCGTAGAGGTCGATCACGTCCACGCAAACTGCGAGGTAGGTTCCGGCCGGTGGTGGTGGCCCCATGTCCGGGAGTCCGCCGCCGCTTGATTCAGGTATCTTTGCCATATGTGTGTTCTGTTTTCTATTGGTGCTTAGTTTGTTTCAGCGATCCGGCGCACCCGGCGGATTGCTGTTGTGCATCAGCCGGCAGCACTTCGGCCGCCTTGAGCTTTTGCAAAATCAAAAGAAAATCTTCCCCTGCCATCGTCACTAGCCACGGCTTGCTTGAGGTCTTGTGCGCCACGGCCGGCGGCTGGTTGAAAGCCGCAGCGACGGCTGCCTGCTCGTATGCCTGGCGCACATTGAGCTTCTCGACAAACTTGACCTCCCACCACAGACCGCTGTTGTCCTCCACGTCAGCGCCACCACCGCCAAAGGCTGCCTGCTTGTATCCGGCGCGCTCGGCCACAAAGCCGTAAGCGCGAAGCACGTCACGCCACAGGCGCTCGCCCCGCTTGCCCTTGTCTCTTGCAGCCTTACTCATTCTCCATTCCCTCCCCTTCGTGCTGCGGCTCGTATTTCTCCCGCACCGACTCCGCGATCTCGTCCAGCGTAGCCCGCCGGCTGCCCGCTTGCAGGCTTACCAACTGCGCAAAGATTGCAGCCTTCTCCGCCTTGAGCTGGTCAATAGTTTTGACCAGCTCCATGCCCAGCAGCTCGGTTGTGCGGTATTGCATCCGCGCCTCGTCGCGCTCGCGCTCCAGCTTCTTGGCGTGGGCAGTAAGCGCGGCAAATTCGTAGTCCCAATCGCACCATGTGACTTCTTGCAAGCAGGGTTCATTCAACGCCTCGATAAAAGCGTCTGTTTCGGGCGTGTCGCTCATTTGCTGGCCTCCTTCAGCCGCTCATAGCGGGCGATGTCTGCGTTAAGCCTTTGAAGCTCAAGCCCCCACTTATCCGCCGCCGCTTTGTTTAGTGCTTCTCGTGCATAGAGGATTAACCCCTCCGCGCACTCGCGCCACTGGTCGCGCTCGCGTTCTACTTTTTCCAATTCATCGCGGTGGATTTCGTGGAGGATGTTTCCGTCCCGCCACATCTCCAGTTCGATTGCGTCATGCTCGCTCATTTCGCGGCCTCCAAGGCTTTTTTCGCTGCTTGAACAAATCCATCCCACTTTTCCTTCACTCGCTGGCTGTTTGGGTTCAGAGAGATGAAGGGGATTAACGCCTCCCGCGCCTCGTCGCGTTCACCGGCCAAAATGCGCGCTTGCTCCCGCAGCAAAGCCACCTCGGCCCGCAGCTCCTCATTTTCACACTCCAGCCGCACGATACTTGCGGCCATAGCGTCCTCCGCGGAATAGTTGGCCGGGCAGGCTTGGAAGGACTCCCCAAAGCCCACCCGCCCGACCAACATTTCGCCTACGAGAGTGTTGTTCACAGTTCGATGGCCTCCACTTCGGCGCGCCGTAGCGCGGCCAGTTGGATTTCTGCGTCTGCCTGGTCGATGTAAACTTGCAGACGTTTCCGCAGATCCAGATTGTCGCGGGTGGCCGTTTGGCCGGCACGGTAAAGGTCGCCCACCTCGACCTCGAGGCGCTCAATGGTTAGGCGCGCCCGTTGCAGTTCCTCGCGCAAGGCGTTGATCTCGGTGTCCTTCAAGTGCTGGTCGCTCATCACGCCGCCCTCCTTGCATCCACTTGGCGGGCCGTGTTCAGCGAGTCCATCGCCCAATCGTAAGCCGCTTGCGTTCCATAGACCGCCGCCAGTAACGTCACGCAGCCATTGGCAAAATATTCAAAAGGCCGCCGAGGCAGCCGGGCCGGTGCAGGATCAGTCTCCGACAATGCCAGTTGCGCCCGCCGCTCCTGCCGCGTCAGCTTCAACAGGCCAAGCTCGCGCATAAGATCATCGCGGGTTTGCCGAGCCTCGCCAATCGCCGTGCCAGCGAAAACCTTCATGTCGCGGTCGCCCTGGCGAAGAACGACAAAGAATTTGCCGCCAATCAGGCGAATGTGGTGATTTTTCGTGCCTTTCATCGTGTCAAAAATTCAAGAATGGCCACAAAGCCGATGGCGATTGCGGTCATGACCAGCATGGCGAAAACGCCGCTGTCTGGAGGAAGCGGCGTCATCGGGTCAGGCGGTTGCGAAGTTGAGCCAGGCCGGCGACGATGCGCTCCCGCAGCGTTGGGACGTGGCCTTGGGCGATGCGCTCACACACGGCAAGCAGTGCGCCAGTCGGCAAGCACGGCTGCTCGCCGCGACGGTCGATGGTTGCGGGGCGAATGCTCACTTGCTCCTCCGGGTGCGGGGCTTGCGCTTGTTTTCGCTGGCGAGCACAGCGTTGACGCGCAAGTTGGCAAGGTTGCGCTCGGTGACTATACCGCGCTTGCGGCCATACTCGTGGCCCGACAAAAATGCCAAGCCAACCAGCGAGGCAGCGATGCCGGTGCCGATGATGATGGTTATTGGGTCCATGTGGTGTTTTCCTTTTTGCTGTTGATGAGCGCGCAAATATCCGCCACGTCGTAGCGGGTTCCATGCGCGGAAAGTTTCACGGCGGGCAAATGCAGCTTCACTTTGTTGCGGCTGATGCGGAGCATTTCGGCGGCCTGCTTGGTGGTGACGAGTTGCGGGATCATGCCGCCTCCGTGTTTAATTTTTCCGTCAGTAGCACGCGCACATACGAAGAAAGGCTCATGCCTTTTTGGAAAGCGGCCTTACGTGCAACACGGATTAAGTCACCCGGTAGTGATATGCCTGCGGCCTTGGCTTTCTTGTTTTGCGCAACTGGTTTTCTCGCCATGCGCCAAGACTTAACAAGGGTTCGCAATACATGGCAAGCAAAAATATGGGGCCTTTTGCCCACTCCTCAAAAATTGACAAGAATTGCTTGCGGCCGTAGGTTTCCGCCGTGGCCTACCCAAAGCAAAAACCAGACAAAGTCTCACGAGCCGCAGGCATTAGCTTGCCAACGGATCTTAAAGAGGCCGCTTCTCTCGCCGCCGCCAAAGAAGACCGATCTTTGAGCGCCGTGGTGCGCGTTTTGCTTAAACAGTGGCTACAGCAGACGGGCCAAGCCCTTGAGGCTTCGGCCAAGCCAAAGTTGGCCAAGGCCAAGAGTTCCGTAAAAAAGCGCCGCTAACAGATGAAAGGTGGTGTTCATAAGGGAGCATTGATATCAAATGGTGTAGGACACTGGTGGTCCCACCCCTCCCCAACAATTAAGAATTAAGGAATGAAAACTGAGTCGGTCAAAGTGGGATCATTTTCGGCGCACCTTTGGCAAGGCTCGGACGGTCGGTGGAAATGGCACGCTCACAAGGGCGGCAAGCGTATTCTTTGCACGGCCAAAGACCTCGACCGCGCCCGCGACAAGGCCCGCGCCCAACTAAAGGCCATGCGCGCCGGCAAGTCCGAGCTGGCCGACGTAAGCCCCGCGTTGCTCTCCGAGTTTGAGCAGTGGCGGGCCACCCGGCTTCAGTCGCCCCAAGTATCCGAGGCCGTAGGCCGCTACATGGCGCACTTGAAAGACCGCAAGGTGCAGGAGACGCGCACTATCGCCGCCGACCTCGCCAAGTTCGCCAAAGCCCACCCCTGCCGCATGAGCGAGGTAACCGCTGACCAGATCCGCGACTACCTTGACCCTCTGCCTGTCGGGCCGCGCCGGCACAACAACATTCGCACTGCCTTGGTAAGCCTCTTCTCCTGGGCGCGCAAGTCGGCCTTAATCCCTGACGGCATGACAGCGCCCGAGCGCACACACTCAAAGACCTTGGACACAAAGCCCGTGGCCATTTACGCGCCCAAACAGTTCCGCGCCCTGTTAGCCGCTGCGCCTATGGAATGGCGGCTCGCCCTGGCTATTGGCGGACTTGCCGGCCTTCGGACCGAAGAGATCCAAGGGTTGCGCTGGGAGGACATCAAGCTCGGCAGGAAGCACATCGAGGTGCGTCCCGAGATTTGCAAAACAAAACGCCGCCGGCTTGTGCCCATTCTTCCCGCTCTGGCCACATGGATACGCAAGAGCGAGCCGCAGCCGGGCAATATGGTTGCGCCCCAAGATCGCATCGACAACCTAGCAAAGCGCGTGCGGAGAAAGGGCGCGGTCTACGTCAAAAACGGCTTGCGACATTCTTTTGGCAGCTACCGCTGCGCGGCGGTGAAGTCGGCGTCCCAAGTCGCCCTAGAAATGGGCAACAGCGAGTCCATCGTCCGAAAGCATTACTTGGAATTCCAAGAGAGGAAGGCCGCAACCGAGTGGTTCAAAACTGGTTACTTTCCTTGCTCAGATTCTGTAAGTCATTGATTATTAAGATGCCGGCGGAGGGGATCGAATCTACACTCTTAGTGTTTTAGGGTGCAAAGTAGTGCCGTCCGACACAGGAAATTGAGAAAGTGGGGTGATAACATAGATTCGGAATAGTGGTTACTTTCTGGTTCGATTTTCCCAGCTACCGAGGAATCCTCGGTAGCTCAATATGACAGCGCCTTGACACCCGCCGCCGCTTCGTGGCGAGCGTTACCCGTAAATTCCGCCGAGGCTTGGCGGTGTCCTGCACTCATGGCCACATGGCCGACCCCAAGGCGTTGGCCGCCATGCTCAAAATGCGGGAGAAGTGGAAGCCGGATGTTGTGTTGCACTTGGGCGACTTTACCGACATGGCCGCGCTGCGGTCCAGCGCCAAGCCCGACGACCCTGACCGCGCCGAGAGCATGGCCGACGATCTGCTCGCCGGCCTCTCCTTCCTGCGCGAGTTGGAGCCGACCCACATTTTTCTTGGCAACCACGAGCACCGGCTTGTGAGCCTGGCCCATAGCGGCAACGCCGTGGTCAGCTACGCCGCCGGCAATGTCCTAGCGCGGATCTCTGACGCGGCCAAGCAGATAAAAGCCAAGGTCGTCCCCTATGACGGCCTGCGCCCCTCGGCCTGCGTGCAGCTTGGTGACACACTCTTTTTGCACGGCGTGATGTATAACGTCAGTGCGGCCCGCGACCACGCCGAGGCGCTCGGGATGTCCTGCGTGCATGGCCATACCCACCGAGTTGCCCAGGAGCAAGGCCGCTGCCAAAGGCCCATTGTCGGCTACAACATCGGATGCGGGATCAAGCTTGATGTCGGCTACGCCCAGACCCGCCGGCAGACCCTTGGGTGGGCGCACGGCCTGTGCTGGTTTGAGTATTGCGACAACCTAACCATCGTGCGGCTGGAGACGCTTTCCCCCCATTACCGCCTGCCGCTATGAAGGCGACACTTTCCCGGGACGCCTCTCCACGAAGCGCACTTTCCGACCCGGATCGACGGGCATCACGCGCGGGACGCCGGGCGGATCGGGAGCCTTTGCAGCCAGACCCCGACCTCGCCCAATGGTGCGCCGCCCTTGCTCAGATCACCGCCCCTGTCGATGTCGTTCCTCCCGGTTGGCATTCAGCTAAAGCCATCGCGGAAAAATTGAAGCTGCCAAAGGCCACCCTCAAGCCACGCCTCCGCGCCCTTTTGGACTCGGGCGCGTGCGAGTGCCGAATGTTCCGCGTGCGACTCAAACAGCTAACGCGCCCCGTTCCGCACTATTGCCTCAAGTAAGATGCCAAAGCCCGCCACAGCCCCGGCAAAGCCTCGCAAACGCCGCCCTACGCTGCGGTTCAAGCTCGATGGCGAATGGTGGACGGTCAAGGTGCAGCGGCCCCCGTCTAAGGAGTTGTGCGAAGGCATGACGGATTTCAAAAAGCGGGTGGTCTACTTCCACCCGCACGCCATCGCGGGCAACCTTCTCGGCATCGTCGCTCACGAAGTCGGCCACGCCACCATGCCCTGCGTGGACGAAACGCACATCCGCGACCACGAGCGGGTGGTGTCCGTGGTTGCGCGATGGCTCGCCAACACGTTTTGTGACGGGAAGATCAGCATCGGCCAGCACAGGCGGGACAAATGACGTTCTGGCCTCTCTTGCTCTGCACGCTGTGCTACGCGGCCACCAGCGCAGGCTTTGCCTATGAAAAAAATTGGCCCATGTGTGGCATTTTTGCAGGATATTTTGCCGCTAACTTGGGCTTCCTTTGGCTTGCTTGGCGCTAATCCCATCGCATTCGATGGGTTTAATCCCGTGGAAATCGACGGGATAAAAAAGCACCCACTTTTCTGACGAAAGTTGCAAAAAGGTGTCACAAAGTGACAGGTTATCGCAAGAGAGGGTTATAAATATCGACACGTTTTTGTAACGTGTATGCAAAACGCCAAACTTTCGACACGTTGAGCATTGCCAAATCCCTCGGCGGGTTGGCGTTGGTTAACCATCGTCACTTTGCGCGGTCAAGTGACGTTGGTTAATACTAAGAGAAAAAGGGGCGGGGTCAGGGCACTTGCCCCACAAAAGAGCTGCACGGTTTATCTCTCCGCCGCTAAAACCCCGCCAAAGAAAAGGGGCGAGGTCGGGAATTGAACCCACAAACGAGCTTCACGGTTTATCTGTCCGCTGCACGACCCCCGCCATTTCGACACACCATACGGTGCTCTTTAAAAGTCTTAAACGGTGCTGATTGTCAAGGCGAGCGCGGTAGGGTTTCCGCCTACAATACAACAGCCTTGTCGGCCTGCGTCTGATTCCGCCACGCGCTCATTCAAATTCGTCTTGCGACCAAAGCGGCTCGCCCCGCTCATCGAGGAACGGAAAATGCCGCAAGGCAGAATACGCCCGCTCGCGCAGTTGCTTGACCGTCTTGGGGCGCTTCTGCGGGTCGAGGCAATCACGCAAAAGATTGCGTGCCTTTAATAGCGCGTTGCGTTGTTCAAATCGCAGGCTCATTTCTTTAATAAGCGGCCAACACTTTGCTTAGATAAGCCTTAAACCGCTCCAGTTCCCGCCACGCCAGATCATCTTTGCGACCGGGGGCAACGGTGCGGTGGTCAGTCACGTCGGGTAGCTCCAGCCCATACTGCCGCATGATCGGCACCAGATATTCGGCCATGCTCTCCATCGCATCGAGCGTCAGAGGTTCCTTGTTCGTGTCGCCTGCAAAGCTCGCCCCGATGCTCCACGAATTAAGATCTTTGCGCCCGTGCCACTCGCTCTTGCCTGCGTGCCAAGTGCGTTGCGTCGGGTTGGCAAAGACGGTGCGGCGGCCATCCTCGGCGACGAGGACGTGGTAGCTGACGCGGCTCTTGGGGTTGCGAATCCACGACACGCCTCCCGCGTAGCTCCCGCCGCTGTGGTGAAGCACCACGGCCTCGGGCTTGATCGCCTTGGCCGAGACGTTAGGCGTGCGGACCTTAGTTTCTTGGAAGCCTTTTGCGGGCGCGGCCTGCGACCTCGGCTTCGACGCCCCCGCCTTCGGCGTGGTGGACGGCACGCTTGTCGAGTTGGACTTTGACGAGGAGAAGGAGTTCTGCGAGGTCGGCGGTAGGCCAGCGTTTGATGGCCGTAGCCAGAGTTTTTGGAACCATTGGATGATCTTCACTTACATCTTCACTTCTTGAAGCCCGGCTCAAGCGGCTTTTCCAACTGCAAAAAGAATTGCTTGGCCTCCATGTTGTAGCCCATGCCAATCTTCATCCCCGCGCAGCCGGTGAGGGCGAGAGCGGCCAGTGCCAGGACAATCGCCCGCACTACTTCTTCTCCCGGCGGAAGACCTCGAAGACGCCGACCAGCGCCATGACGGCGGCGGCGATGGCGCTGAATTGCTCGGGGTCCACGGCCACGCCAACGGCGGAAAGCAGGGCCAAGATGCCGGAATAAGTGGACTTTTCTTTGAGTCGTGCGACGAGGTAGCTCATGTTCTCGGAGCGGGTGTCAAAGCGTCATTTCACAAACTCGGCGTGATAAACCGTGCCCCGCCAGAGTCGGGCGGCGTGCGCGCGTTGGGCGATTTGCGTCGGGTTGTTGGTGAAAGCGTGCGTGCGGTAGCTACCTTCGGAGTCGTAAGTCCAGAGTTGGTTTTTCCCCTTCGGGTAGAGGTATGCAGTGATGGCGTGGCCCCGATGGCGCTTGCCGTCGTGGTAGCTGTAGCGGACGACCTCCGCCCACACTTGGTATTTCCTCAGCCCCTCGCGGAAGGCAATCGCGGTCGGCAGGCAGGCGTTGACCTCTCGCTCCATCCACGCCTCCGGGTTGCTCGGCAGCGACACGCAGGCCGTGATGAACAGGGCCGCGAGGAGTGTTAGCCTCACAGCAACGCTTGCCATGCTGCGACAAGCCCGTCCCGGAGCGGGGCGGGTAAAAGTTCGGAGGGTAGCGTGCTGGTGCGCCTGCCAAGCGGTGCGGTAACGCTAACGGCGGCAGAGATCGTCGGGCGGAAGGCGGTCGCAACTTGGCTCTCGTTGCCCTCCTCGTCGGTCTGCGTTTCAAACGCCGTCGCCACTTGGCCCGAGGATTCCAGCACCACATCGGCCAGCGTCTCGCCCTGCGCGAGTTGTGCGCCGAGCCATGCGAGTAGTTGCGCGGCGACTGCGCCGAGTTGGCCGTCGAGGGGGACGGATTCGGCGGCGGCGTAGCCTTGCCTTGTGACGTAGCGGACTAAAGCGTTGTTGGAAAGGCGGAGGGTCATTTTAGCGATAAAAGTGAGCAGCGCTCCATCCTCCTGAAGTGCTATCAGTTGTTAGGCTGCCGCCAGTTTTGTTAATAATCTCACCGCCAAACGTTACGGGCAGCCACCCACCGTTTGTGTTGTAGTGCGTTGTCCACCCTGCTGGCGGGGACGTTGATTCAAATTGCAGCAAATAGTTTTCCAGCCCGCTAATTTTTATCACGCTGACGCACGGCAAGATCCACCGCTGCGTGTTGTTTGTGTTAAGGTTTGCGTTTGTGACATCCCTTATAGACACCCTAGCATCGAAGTTGGTTGTCGTGGCTGCGACTGGCGTTGCCGTGAATCGAATGACGGCATAAACTATTGCTTTGGATGGTATATAGTTGATGAGCAAGGTCGCCGGCGCATTTGATGTTCCAAAAAAATTCGACAAATCAGCCGCTGTTTGGTTTGCATTAACGTTACTGCTAACGACTTCGGCATACCGCGCATCCGCCAGCGCCCGCGTCATAATCGACGACCCACTCGCCGCCGTCTGGTTGGGGGCAACATTGTTCGTGCCGTTCAGCGTTTGGTTTTGCGTGAAGGTGTTGGCCACGTCCTCCAGCGCGACATTTCCCGACAGCCGTGCGTCGGCGAGGGTGCCGGAGGTGAGGTCGGAGGCGCTGGTCGTGGCGGTTCCTGCTGGTCCTTGAGGACCGGTGGCTCCGACGGCCCCGGTGGCACCGACAGGAATGACGAGGCTCAGAGTTTGCGAAGGCGCGGTGCCGCTAATGGTGGCATCGGCGCTGGAGCCCTCGGCCCCAGTGGTGACGGTGCCGATGGCCAAAGAATTAGCTGGCCCACTGGCTCCGGTGTCGCCCGTTTCGCCTTTGTCGCCGCGCGGGATGCTGAGATCGAGGGTTTGCGAAGGCGCGGCTCCGGTGATGGTGGCCGAGGCGTTGCTGCCCGCTGCGCCCGTGGAGACAGTGCCGATGGCAAGCGAGTTGGCCGGGCCAGTATTCCCCACGTCACCCTGGTCGCCCTTTTCTCCCTGCGGCCCAATGGTCGGCACCACCACATTGACCGTCTGCGGCGAAGGCACGCCGACCTCCACCGCGTTGGTGTTTAGCGAAACCTCGACCTTGTAGTAGGCGGCCATGACGTTAGGCGAGCGGGGCGGTGCGCGTGGTTACGTCCTGCGTCACAGTCCACAGGCCGCCGAAAAGTGTGAAGATTTTGGCCGTGCTGTCCTTCAACTGCACATCGTAAAAGCGCCTGCCGTTGGTGGCGTTGTCGGTCGTCAGCAAGTCGAAATGCGACTCGCCTTCCTCGGCGTCATCGTGGGCGGTGACCTCCTTGCGGATCACGGCGGCGGAATCGGCATCGGTCAGCGCGTTCTTAACTGTCAAGAAAAGCGTGGCCCCGGTGAGGTCGTAGGCCGTGCCGTCTGCCTGCGTGACGCTGACATCGAGGCGTCCCGAGTCGCCGCGGGTCCAGGTTAGGTCGGCAGACATGGAATTGCAGGTGCTCATTTGTTGCGGTCCTTCCATACTTTGCGGGCCGACATGGCCGCGACGAAAAGCCCCAAGGCCAACGCGCTCACGCGCATCCCTGTTTCGAGGTGCGGCAGCAAAGAGAACAGCACCGAGCCAAGGCTGGTGCTCACGCCGATGATCGGGCGGCTGATGAAGTCTGTGGCGTTGTGCAGGCTCATGGCGTTGGCGCGACCTCCTGCGCCATCATGTAGCTGCCTTCGCCGATGGTGTTGGTGTTTGTGGCGACAGAGCTACTAAATTGAAACGCAATACTGCCTGCGTTGGTGCCTGCTACGACATGGAATTTTTGATTGGGGACACGGGCAGTGGTTATAGTGATGCTATTTAACGCGTTAGTAAGAGGTGTAATAGTATAGCTGGCTGCACTAATGCTGTCCCAGTTTCCATACACTGTAGCATTCGTAGCAACGATCTGGAAAGACGTGCCAGCAGCATCCGCTGACACAATTGGAAACAGCTCAAAAATATAAGCTTTCCCCGCTTCCGTCGAAATTGTCAGCCCGTCCACCACCGTCATGTTGGTCTGGTTGGTGATACTGAAGTTGTTGGTGAGGACTTTAAAGATTGGTGCAGCGGCCACGCCAACTGCGCTGCGGAAGGTGACGTTGCTGGTGTTGGTGAGGGCTGGGAGGCCGAGGCCGAGGGCTGTGCGAAATTGCGAGGCGCGGTTGCCAAAAAATGAAACGCCCGAGCCAGCGGTGAACTGGATGTAATCCAACTGTTCTCCATCGGAAATAGTCAGAATCTCGCTTCTTAACGCGCTTCCATCGCTTAAAACGGCCCAGTCGCCGAGGCCGAGACCCGTGCGGGCTGCTGCTGCGTTAGTCGCCGTAAACACCGAATCGCCGACCGTGGTTGCGCCGAGGTTCGTCCTTGTCCCCGCCCGCGCATTCGTCGCAAATTGGAGCGAGTTGGTGAAAGTCAGCGCGTTTGTCCCGCCGTAAACGACGAAGCCGTTCGTCGTATTGTATCCTAAGCTCTTGATGGTTTGGGCGTGGCTCGGGGCGCACAGAAGCAGGGCGGCGAAGAGGGTTAGGAGGCGGGCGAGGTGCATGGGCTTTTGATTATTTGGTCGCTGTCAAAATGCCGTCGTTGTCCACCGTGATCGTCCAAATGCTTGAGTCGGGGGCCAGCAGCTTAAAGGACGGGGCAGCAAACACAGTCGGCACACCCTCGCCGCCTCGGATGACATCGTTAAAGACTGTCGCAGAGGTTGGCAGGGTGCTCGAAGTCGTGCCGCTTTCGGTCCACTCAATTTCGACCTTGGCCGAAATGCTGTCCTCGGTATCAAGCGGGAACTCCGCGTTGAGGTTCGTCGTGTTGAGGTTCAGGTCGAACTGGTAAATCGTGCTTGCCCCGGTGCCGCTCTTGGTAAACGCGCCGTCGTTGGCCAAAAACGCGCCAGCAAAGGTTTTCTTTAGGCCCATTTGCCCGGTGGCCCCGGCGGCCAGCTCGACCACCACGCCGCCGCGCACAAATTGCACCTGAACCGGCACGATGTCGCGCCGGGTGAAGAGCAGCTCCGTCACCCGCTGCGTCAACACGGGCGACACGACAAAGGCGCGGGAATTAAGGTCGATATAAACACGCATGGCAGCCTTCCCCTCCCCTCTGTGTCAAAGCGTTAGCCGCTGGCAACTTCCCAGTGAAACGGGAACCGATACGGCCCGACCCGCTCCTCGTCTGGGTCGGCGGGGTCGTAGGGCCGCGACGGCATATTCAGAATGGCCGCCTCGCGGTGGCCGTGGCATGGCGTGAATCCGTGGTAAATGCCTGGCGGGATGGTCAGAAGCTGCGGGTGGTCGGCGGCAAGGATTACGGTCCGTGACTCTCCTGTGGCTGCGTCGAATAGGCCGACTTTCGCCGCACCGGCCACGCAATACCAGCGGTCCCACTGCTCGCGGTGGCGGTGCCATGCCTTGATGACGCCCGCCGAGGCCGTGGTGATGTAGGCTTGGCCAAAGCCATGCGCGTCATCGGTGGCCCGATAGATTTCGGTTAGCCTCCCGCGCTCATCGAGGCGGGCGGTGAGTGGGCGCAGCTCGGCTAACATGGCATCCAGGGTTGTTGCCGCTGGCGAAGGTGGCCGCGATACTCCCCTTCCGTTTCGTGATAAGCGCGGTGATGGACCACCTCGCCCTTGGCGTCCCGCTTCACATGGTCCGCTGCCGTGTGTGGAATGGCCGCGATCCGCAGGCCGTTCGGGTGCCAGCGGTGCCAGCAGAGGAATAAATCTTGCGTCCCTCGCCCGTCGTAGCCCTCAAAGGTGGCCAACGCCAGCGCCCGCGCCGACATAAGCGTGCATCCGAGGCCGCACCAGTCAGACGGCACGATAGCCCCGCGCCCGATGCCAGGATAAGCGAAGTCCATCCATCCGCGCCTGCGCCAGCCGTGTTTGCCGCTCACCTCAAAGACGTTGCCATCCGGCGGGCATTTTTTCACCCGCTCGGCCAGTCGCCCGAGGCGCTTGCCCTCCTTTTCGCCGATGTCCTTGTCCTTGCAGTCTTTGAGCCGTGCGCGGCAGGCTTCCAGCGCCCGCACAAGGCGCGGCGGCAGCTTGCGCTCATCTTCAATAAAATCTTCACAAATAGGATTTCTCGGCGTGCCGTTGCCTCCGAGAAACAAACCGTTGGGATAGGTCACGGCGGCCACATGGTAGTAAGGCGACCCGTCCTCAGTCGGCATGGCCAGCGCCCACTCGGCCACCCGCAAGGCATCCGGCGGGACAAGGTTGTCGGCCTCTACGGACCACAAAGCGTTGGCACGAATCTTGCGCGCTAACGCAAAGGCCGCGCCCTGCAAGGCGGCAATCCGCATTTGCGCCGGTTCCTTGTAGTTTTTGCCTTCGGTGCCTCCGTCATCCAGCGGCAGGGTTATGGCTGCGATTTTCCACCCCTCGGGCAATTCGTGCCGGGCCGCTTCTACGGCCTTCTTGGCATCGTCGGACTCGTCGGTGGCTAGGATGAAATGCGCCTCGGCGTGGTGCCCGGCGGCGGCGGTGACGCGCCTAAGGAACTGGGGCCAGCAGTGAAAATAGCTCTTGGTTGCGTATGTTGCGATGGCCAGCACTCGGCAGCGCGGCGGGTGTCAAACCATAAACTCAGCATCCACCATGCGCCCCGTGTCCACCGAAAGGGCTTGAGCGGAGTAAAGGTCGTAATAGCTATTTTTCTTTTCAATCCAATAAATGCCACTTTCTTGATCCATCGGCGAAGGAGGCATTACCCAAGGCATAAGAGCATAGCGACGAATCGCTGCGCTTTCATTGAAAGTGTAAGCGGTATCCCCTCCCGTAAAGAATGTTGTTTGTCCTTCAATAAGGTCGTAGTAAGCTCCTACCCCGGCTCCGTCTACCACCGTCCATCCATCGGCAAAAGGTCCGCCGCCAAAATGAAGATAAGCGCTGGCCGGTCTAGATGTGCCGTCCTGTTGTTGAAAGGTGTCGCCCTCCACCCCCACTAAGGCGGTCGTTGTCGTGGTGTCTGTGCCGCTCAATGTTGTGTAGCTTAAGGAATCGGAACTTAATGTCCATGTTTCGTTGCTCGTTACGGCCAGTGTTGTGACGCGCCTCCGAGAACCGTCGGCGGCGGTATAAGCAAAGCCCATGGCAAAAGTTTTGTCTGCGGTAAACCAGCCTCCTGCGCTACTGCCTACGGCCACGCCTGCTGTTCCCCATCGATATTGCTGCGTGGCAGGAAACCCCATGCCAACTACGCCAAGTTGCACAGTCGATATTGTGGTGTTTCCACCCGGCAGCGTGGCGTAGCTGTATTCTTGTTCCTCCTCATCCGCGCTTCTGTCCGTAACGTCTGCGTATTCGACAGAAAATATGTTTTCGTAGCTTGACGAAGACCCTTGGTTGGTGCTGGTCTCGCTGGTCACATATGCGCCCACGGTGTAAGTTTCCAAAGAACTGGTGGTTTTTGTTGCAACTACACCATGATGACTAACATTTGCCCACTGTCGAAAAACCGTCTCTGGCAAAAATCCGACATAGGGAACACTAGTGGTCGATTTACCAATGCCGTAAGTTCTAAATGTGGTGGAAGTGTAAGAATTAAAGACTTGGTAACTCGTGGATGCTGATTGTGTCGTAAAACGCGTGGATATTTGCGCCGTAGTGCTTGGCGATATAACTGTGACGTTTGCTGGGCGTTGCAGCGAAAAAGTGCTATTTGAGCGCGCCTTAAATGACAGGCTTGCGGAAAGTCCTGGCGAAGACCAGCTCGATGTAGTTGTCACGCCAGACGCCGAAGTAATTCCTTCTGTGATGGCTGCGGTCGGATATAGCGTGACGCGAGTCGCTGTCGCCGCTATTGGCCGCGCTGCGGCATAACCATCCCACCCTGAACCCGGATTTGCAATATGATAAATAATCTCATCTTTCGCCGCCTGAACTACTGTGGCCCACGTTTGGTAGGTTGTGGTTTCTGAGTTTGTATTGCTGACCGTGGCAGCATAGTTTGCTGCCTCGGAGGTGCTGGACTGGGTTGTTGTATCAGCCTTTTCAATAGTTGTGTCAGCAGAGGCGCTATACGTGGTAAAAGCAAGATACCAATAAACATCTGATATTCCGGAACTGGTCTCAATGCCGGTGGTTTGCAAAAAGGAATTTGTGAAAGTAAAAGTTGTGTAAGTCGTGCCAATGCCAATGGCGTAAAATTCAGGAGCAATTTCTTCTGCGGTGGTTGATAAAATAGAATATGTCGGGTAGCCGACTATTGTCGTTGTCGAGGTTTGCGCGTAAGTAGTGAGCTGATACGTTGAAGAGAAAGTTTCGCTGGTGGAATACGAGCTTGACCCACTAGTAGCGCTGGTAAAAGTTTGCGTTTCTGTAACGTCATTACCGCTTTCGTCTTCGGAGATGTTTATTTGTGTGCTGCTGAATGAATTAGTGTATGTGCTCGAACTAAAATAACTGCTGGAATACTCGGTTGATTGAAACCCATACCCAGAATACTCGTAAGAATAAAAGGTTGATTCACTTGATATGCTGCTGGAGGCCGTTTCCGTCAGACCGCTGTAGGTAGGGTTGAATTCAGCATGGCTGCTTGTTGCAGATCTAGTGTATGACTCCGTGCGTGAAATAAAGCTGGAAGAGCTTAACCCCTCATAAGTCGTTGGTATGTGCCACGAAATCATGCCGGTCCAAGATAATAGTAAATAGTGTAAGGGCTGACTCCTGGTTCTGGATTTACCGCGTCCCCAACCAACCATGCCCGTGGGCTTAGTTGAATTTGCCCGCTGCCGATAACTCTCCAAGCAGCGCCCTCAGTAAACAGGCCAAACAAATATTCAATATTTGTTTCGATGCCAAACTGCACCGGCTCTTGAATTGCTGGCGGCGTGTCGTCAATCTCAATCGTCACACCCGTGACCGCCTCCCCGTCCGTAGCAATCACCGCCTTGGCGTAAAACAGCCCCGTCCCAGCTACCTCCTCCTCGATGTCCCAGTTGCTTGGTAAAATGCCGTTGAGGGTGCCAGGGCGCACGCGGAGGATATACGGCGGGTTCTCGTCCTCGGGGTCGGCGTCAGGGTCGGGCGTGGCGATTATGTCCCAGGGTTGGCGGGTGGTTGGGGTGGTGGTGCCGCCACGAGGTAGAGAAGCGGCTAGGCCAATGTATGTGCCGGTGCCATCTTGCCGCACCGTGATCCCGCGCTCGCCCTTGGGCTTGTTGCGCTTGATCTCGGTGATGATGGCATTAAGCCGCTCGGACCCAAGCTCTTTAGTCAGCGGCCGGCCAGGCGTGAATCGAATGGAATCGAATTGCGCCATAAGCTCACCACGAATAAAGCGTCCGCACGTCAGCCCAACTGCTGAAATTTAAGGTGTATTCTCGCGTGACCTCATAGCGGTCGCCAATCGGGGTGGCCGTGACGGCGGTGCAGATCCAAAATGTGTCGTTAGGCGCGTTTAGCTCGGATGGATTGGCCACTTTGGCAATGATGTCCAGCGAGGGCAAAACGGACTCGACTTCAGTAACGCGCCCCACCACGGCAGGGGCTAGGACGTATTCAATCTTGCGGGAAAGAAAGGAATAAAGCAGCTCTTGATCTGCCGTAAATGCGGTGAGCACTGCGTCGGTGCCTTGATCAACGGCCTCCTGAACCTCAACAACTTGCCGCTCAGTCATTGTTTCAAACTTAACGTGCGTCTGAATCGGCACCTCGCGGGTGCCGCCGGTCAGCTCGATGCGCTTGCCGTATGCGTTGTAGCTGGCTCCGCCCTCGCCGCCTTGGCTGTATTCCAAGACCGCGCGGCGCAGGCCGGCGGCGTCTTCGCTTAGGCTTACGTTAGAAAGCGGAAAGCCGTCTTGTGTCTGCGGAACATTAATTAATTCGCCACCCGTGGCGACCAATACTTTGCGGATGATTTTGCGGTCGCCGCTGTCGATGTATCCGCCGCCTGTTGTTTCAAATTGTGACATGGTTAGAACTCCGATTTCATTAGTAGGACGTTTTCTTTTTTCAGTAGCTGGCCAATCTCTTTGACCACAGTGCCCACGTTTTTGATTTGTGTTGCGGTGTCATCGCTTCTCCGTGCGTCGAAAAACTCGTTGGAGGCAAAGCCGATACGCTGAAGGGAGGACGCGCCGAAGGCTCCGCTTTGCCCGCCCGCCCCTTGCTGCTGTCGTAGGGCGGCGGCGGCATCTGCAAAGCGTGTGGCTTCTTCAAGGCTTCCAGTAGCCTCTAGACCTTTGTCTAGGTCTTGTTGGCGCAAAATGGCCTCTTCAGCCTCTTTGTCTCCTCTTGCGCGGGCCTGAAGCAAATCGGTGTTTTGGACAAAGTCGGATCGGCGCTCTTTTTCTTGCGTTAGTTGTTTTTCCCGCGCCTGATCTATTTTTGTGCGGGCGCTTTCATCCAGCGATTTAATCGCTTCTTTAGCCTCTGCCACACTATCCACGCCAAGCGCGTTTAGAATTACGTCTATTTCTTTTGATTCAATCTCGCTAAGTGCGCTTTCCAGTTGTGCGATGGATTCAAGACCCGTGACAGCAAGGGCGACTGGCACGCCCACAATCGCCTTGCGCTCCGCTTCGCGTTTCAAAGACTCCTCAAGAGAAATCTGACGCTGCTTGCTCTGCTCGATCTGGGCATTTATCTCCAAAACGCGAGCTTCAATTTCCGCTACTGAACTTGCGCCAGAAGACGTGCTGGCCTTTTCTCCTTCTAGCCTAGACTGCGTGATCTTTTCGTCCTCCAGCTTTTCTTCTGTGGACATTCCAAGCTGCCGCGTTTTTTCGCTTTCCGCCCTTGCTTGCTGCTTGGCCTCAAACAACCTTTTCTGCACCGCAATTTGATCTTCAAGGGCTTGCTGTTCTTTTAGGGCTTTCTCTGCTTCTTTTGCTTCGTCTCCAAACTCGCCGCCGGGTGTTCCTGCAAACGTGGCGCGCAAGGCCATAAGCTCCCGCTGCTTTTCCTGTTGCCTTTGAATTTTAGCAATCTCTTCGGGGTCGCCTCCTGCCCCAATAATGTCTTCTGCTTCGCCAGCGCCAAGGGCCACGTTTCCCCTCAAGGTGTCTGCCGCAATCCTGCGCTGCTGCTCCTCCTGTGCCTGTATGTCGCCCGAAACCACCCCCCCCGTGGCCAAGTCTCCGATCCTGGCCAAGATTTGTCCTGGCCTTCCGCTGACGGCATTGGCCAACGCTTCGCCAAGGTTGCGGCCCATTGATTGCTCAAGCGTTTTGCCCGTTTGATCTGCCAAGGCGTTGAGCTGCTTAAAGGCAGAGATAGCGCCCTCAAAACTTGTCGCCTGCCCTGCTTGGCTTAAATCGTTGTTGAATTGCTCTTGAATAGCGATTGATGATTTAACGATTTCGCTTAACTTTTCAAAAGGCGCTGCCAACAGCTTGCCAACGGCAGCGGAGCCAGCGATTAAAAGGGCGAAGCGACCAACCAGCCCGCCAACGCTTTTGCCGAATTGCTCTGGCGGGCCATTGTCAAACCCCGCTTGAGCGGATTCACGCAATTTACGCGCCTCCTCTTGCAGCTTTTTAAGCGGCTCCATTCCGTAATCGCCAATATCAATCGGCCCGAAAGTCGGGGCTACGCGCTCGGCTTGGATGCGGCGCGGCTCGAAAGCCGCTTGCATTTCCTTTTGCGCTTGCCCGGCAAATTGGCGCACCTCGGCCAGCGAGGCTTGCAGGCCTGTCTGCACCTCGTTCTGGGCTGTGATTTTTACTTTTACTTCAGCCATGGCCTTCGTCCTTGCCCTTGATGTCAGACGCTGCGGCCTGCTGTTCCCTAAGCTTTTGCCGCAGGATGGCGACTCGCTCGGAGTCGGTCACAATGTCCAGGCGTGAGCCGCTTTCGGTTTCGTAGCCGGCAGCCTCATACCAGGACGCCGCGCCCACTGGTGTTTGCCATGCCTCGCGCTCGCTCATGCCGAGGCGCATCAGGCGCACGGCAGTGGAAATCTGGTGCGGGATGCGCGACGGCTCGGCGCGGCTCTCGCCCGCCTTAGGCGCTTTGGTCCAAAGCTGCGGTGGTGTGCAGAAGTCATCCACAAAGACCTTCCAGCGGGCCACCTCGCGCTCAAAATCGGCATTGCGGGTGCGGTAGCGCCACCACAAGTTGCTGGCCCCGCCAAGACGGAGGGCGGACAGCGGCGGGTTAGCACAGATCCACGCGGCCACGCGCAACTCCTCGGGCGTGCCGAGGCGTCCGTGGTAGAAGGGATTGCCGAGGCTTTCTAAGACGAACGCATGGCCCAGTGATAGCGGGCGCATGGCGAGGCCATAGACCTTGTGGCTTGCGTTTAGAAACGCTTCTGCGGCCAGGGCATCCATAGCCGCTGGCGGTTACGATCCGGCAAAGGCGACCGTGGTGACGGTATCGCGGACGTAATCGGTGTTGGAAAGCCGACGCTCAACGCGGATGGTTGAAGTCGAAGAATGGTCGCCCGTGGTCAGTGTGGAGCCCGCCACCGTAGCGGTGTTGATGGCCGTGCCGCGAATGTTGGTCTTGACCACATCGCCGGCTGTTTCGGCTTTCTCGGCGCTCAAAGTGGTAAAGCTGACGCCATCAAGAGTGAAACTCGACCCCGTAAAGTCGCCAAGCACCTGGGCAGACGCCTCGGCCCGAGGATTGTAAAAACGGATGGCGGGTGGCGCGGTGGCGGCGCTGCCGCTTTCAATAAGTTGCTCGTCCACCTGTGCCGTGATCGTGGCGTTGAGAACGTCCAACGCGCCAATCACGCCCGCGCCAAAGGTGGTGCCGACAGTTTCGGTGGCCGTCTCCGTGCGAACATACTTGGAAAGGATCGTCGTAGTGACGCCGTTCTTGTCTTGGACAAGCAGTTTCTCAAAGGTTTTGGAGGTGGACTTGGAAAAAGCACCCGAGACGCCGTAGACGATAGCCATGCCCTCGCGGGCGGTGTCAACTGGGTCAGTTCACTTGCGCCCACAAAGTCAGGGCCAGCACATCAGAAATGCGGTTGCTGTCCGTATCGTTGGTGTGCGCGCCCTCGATAACCCCGGCCACAGTCACGTTGGCCGAGGTGAAGTCCTGTGTGGTCAGGAGCCGCAGGGTGTCCTGCACTTGCCTGACGGCGGCAACGTGGCCTGTTGAATCGGCCCCATTTGTGATGACGTGAACGGTGGCCTGCGCTTGGTAGCGCGCCAACTGCGGGAAGGGCTTCGAGGCTGAAAGGCAAGCTGCGACAATGCGGGAGCCGGCGGCAGGGGCTTCGTTGTAATAAGGCTGGACCGAATAATCGTCCGTGACGGCCTCGGGCAGTTCGGCCACCAGGTGCGCGGTCAGGATCTGCTCAACCTCATGGCGCAAACTGAAGTCCTGCGGGTCGGCGTTGGTTGGGCCTGTCGGCGTGTTTTCGACGCGGTCGCCGGCCACGGCAGCCAGACGGAAGCTGTCGGCTTGGTGGTTGGCGGATGTTTCGCTGGCCAACTCAGAAAGCGCCCAGCCGTAGAGGGTGTAATCGGTCTGCGCGGCGTTGATGGCGGCAAGGCTCGGGTTGGTGTTGGTATCGTCTAGCAGCTCGGCCAGCGCCCCCACCCTGTTTTTGTGGGCGGTTTGCCAGCCGTCGTCATTGCTGGCAGAGCTGACCACTGAGATGTCCACGTTGATCCGCGAGCCTTGTCTGGCCCCGCCCTCCAAAACCTCGCTGGAGTTGGCCTGGACAATAACGGCAGGGTAAGACAGCGATTCGGATGGGACGCCGCTGCGGATGGACGCCCCAGCCAAGGATGTGCCGCTCACTCCCGCAGTGATGTAATCGGCAAAGCTGGCCTCTATTTCTCGGTTGATCATGCTGCTTTGGCCACCTTGCCAACTCGTTTTTCAAATTCGGCCAGGATGTTTTCTTTGCGGAGGTTTAGAAGAAATTGAATGCTGCCCTTGTTGATCTTGACCGAGGCCACCGGGCTTTCGTTGATCAGCTCAACAAACATATTGTAGGGGTCGCCATCGCTCACGCGGCCCTTGCCCATGGCGCGGTCCACATTGTTTCGGACAAAGCGCGGGACGCTCACCCCAAGATTCGCTTGGTCTGCGGCCTTGGCCCACCCGGCTTTCAAAAGGCCGACTCTCTTGATGGTGTCCCTGACGTATTGATTGTAGGCCGTCTTCTTTAGAACAATCTGCGCCCACTGTGGCCGTCCCACTTTCCCCCGAGAACCTCGGCGGCTTTGGTGCAGCATCGCGCTCGGTTCGTCGGCAATGTCGTCAATTCGGCCAAGGCGCGGGTCAGAAAAGACGCTGGCCTGCCGCGTCTGCGAGTAGCCTTTGACCGTTTTGCCGTTGCGGACGTAGCCGCTGACCTGCACGGAGGTCGGCGCTTGGCCGTTTACAAAGTCTTTGGCCTTTTGCAGCTCGCCGTTGCGGATGTAGCGATTAAAGGCGGTCTTGTCGCCGCGCTTGCCTTTTTGCCCCAAGATGGCCGCGATGGTTCCGCGCTGGGCAAAGACCTTCCCGATGTCTCGGCCCACCGCAAAGTCACCGATGGCCTTGGCGCTTTCGCCCTTGCCCTGGGGCGCGGTGATGGAAACAAGCCCCACCCCGCTATCGCCCGCCACCAACAGCCGCGCCTGCCGGCGCAGCTCCAGCGAAACTTCCTTCTTCGTGGCGTTGACGAATTTCGGCACAAACTCGCGCAGCTCATCCAAGCTGATCGTGGCGTTGAGGGCGGCCATAAAAGCCCTTACTCGGCCAGACCGCCGGCTGTGATCTCGACAATGGCCTCGTCCTTGTTCACGGCCAACACTTGCAGTTCTTGTCCGCGCACCGTAATGCGGGACCAGATTGTCGGCACCGCAGCGTTGATGTTCGTAAAACTCGGCTCAAAAACGTGCGCGGGCAGCCCGACTTGCACGCTGCGGATCTGGCGAACGCCGCCCTCGGCCAACTCGTCCCTCTCGTCCACGCTGCCCACGATGGCCTTAAAGCAAGCGGTGCCAATCGTCACCACTTCGCCGCCTAAGTCAGTCAGAGCGCCAATGCCAAGGATGTGCGCGGTATCGAGTTGGGTGGCCATGCTCTATGGCTTGGAGTCAAAGGCGTCAGGGTTCCTGCGCTTGAAGACTTCCGCCCCAAATTTGTAAGCCTCGTTGCTGTTCTCAACATCGTAAATGGCGTCTGTTGGAACCCTAGGATCAAAGGCCGGGTGGTTGTGCAAAAACACAATGTCAGTGTCCAAAACAATGCCCGCCTTGTGGACGCGGTGGGAAAACTCGGTGTCGGAATAAATGCCGTGGTAATCGTTGGACAAAACGCCGCCACCGTTGCCGAGCCAGCCCAAAGTTGGCCGCGTGCAAATGAAGGTGACCATGAGGCCGTCTGTGCGGTGGCCGTCTTTTACCCCGAGAACCTTGGGGCGCTTGAGGTGCGGCTCCAACGCCTGCCATACCAGCTCGTCCCAAAAGAGCGGCGGCTCGATGTCATCCTGCGCGGTGACGATGATGTGGCCGGTGGATGCCTTGACCGCTGCGTTGTAGTTGGCCACGGCATTGCCGCCCACTTGATCCATCAGGCCGGCGGGCGACAAGGCATGGCGGAAGCGCCCCAAGATGTCGCGGGTTTCCTTGTCATCCTCGGAAAACCCAAATATGTATTCCACGCTTTGCGGGTCTTTGGCTGCCTCCAGCCATTTCTTGCGCGTCTCGGCGGCTTGCTGCGGCCTGCCCCGAGTCGGGTGGCACACGCTGATCTTCGCCCCGCACTTCTTGAACCACTCCAACTCAAATTTGTCTGCCGTCTCGATCTGGCCGTTGCCGCGCAGACAGCAGGCGTAAAGCCCCACCCCGCCGAATCCATAGACCACCGGGCGATGGGTCCACGGCACGATCTCAGGCACGGGGAGCGCCATGAAAGCCCGCGCATAGGCCAGCGCGTCTTGGTTTTTGTCGTGGTCAAGGCTGGTGGCGGCAAGCTGGGCCAACGCCTCCCTGCGCCACGGGCTAACCTTGTGTGCTTCGTGTAGCAGGGATTTTTTGGGCGCGAAGTCGGGTGTCCGCATGGCGAGTTGCAAATACAGCTCGTAGCGTTCATCCCCTGATAGCGCCTCATGCTTGAGCGCCTCGATGGCCAACTCCATGCCCCGCGCGTCGTTCTTCATGCCGAAATTCTCTAGGCTGCCGTAGAAAATCCATCGCGGGTCTTTCTCCCAGTCGGGCTGCGCTGCGATGATGCGCCAGTTGCGGGCGTTGCCCTGCTTTTCGGCGGCGGCATCCTTCTTCTCGTCGGGGGCGTGGACAATGCGGCAGTCTTCCCAGCGGACTTGACCGTCGCCCGATTTGTCGAAGGGTTCAAGGTGCTCGTGGACAGCGCCGTCCCACCTGGCCGTTCCCGCCCTCCAGACGCGCTCCCGCAGGAGGTTGAGGCCGTTGTTGGTCAGACGGTAGGGAATCATGGCAATCGTGTTGCTAGGGTCCGTCTCGCGCAAATGCTGGTGGATCGTCTCGCAGGAGTCGGGTTCGATAATATCGTCCGTATCGGCCCACATCAGCCACTTGTGGCCATCTGCTTCGGCCATGTCGGTGGCCATCTGCCGGGCTGCGGCGAAGTTGTCCACATGGTCCCAAAACTGGAAGGCGTCGGCGTTTTTGTATTCGCCCACCTTGCAGCCCATCTCGCGGGCAATGTCTAGGGAGCGGTCTGGCTCCCTGCCGCCACAGGCGCGGACAACGTAAATGTGGGGCGTCAGCTTCTGAAAAGCCGCGATGAAACGCCCGATGTAACCCTCGCTATTGCCAGTGATAGCGACCAACGCCAGAGAATGCTGTGTGTCCATTCGCGCACGGCGCGCTTGTCAACGAAACCAAAAGCAAAACCCCCGGCTGATGCCGGGGGCTTGCTGAACACACGAACCAGAACCAATCTTTAGGCGCTGCGACCCAGAATCTTGAGGCCGGCAGTGATGCCGTAAGTGAATCCGCCGACCACCTCGAAGTTGAGGAAGTGCGTGCCGTTCGCCGTATTGTAGTGGCGACGATACCCGAGGCCGATGCCGCTGACGGGATCAACGATGGTGCGGGCCTCCAGATACTCTGAAGGAGCCTGCGGGGCCAAGGTGCGAACCGCCACGGCCATGGCCGAGGGATGCACCGCGAAGCCCGCGAGCGTGATGCTGCTGCCCACGCTGGTGGCAGGGATCAGGGTGCTCTCGTAAACATCCATGCCGGCGATGCGGCGGATGTTGCCTTCACGCACGCCTTCGGGGCCGAAGTTGAGGTTAGCCAGGATGTTGGTGCTGTCGGACAGCAACGCATCGTAGAAGTCGGGATCAAGGAAGAGCGCCCGATCATTCATCGGAGCCTTGGCCTTGGTCAACTCCAAGCGCGCCTTGCGGACCTGACTCATGCCAAAGCTGGCGATGGTCGAGCTGGTCGCAATCGCACCGTAGTTGGCCGTGGTGATCATCGCCCACGCGCCGCTGATGAACGCCTGGGCAACCGCACGGCCCTGCTCTGCGCCAATCTGGGCGAGCATCTGAGGCGTGAGGGCCGAGGACTTGCTCCACTGGGTGTCCGTGAAATCAACGGTGGACAAGAAATGCTTGTCGATAGTGACTTCGCGGGCCGTCAGGGTCACATCGCCGTCCGCACCTTCGTAGGTGTTGGCGAACGTGGTGGCGGTGATCGAGGAGATGAGCGGGATGCTCACCACTTCGCCCTTGCGCGCTGCTTCCGCGTTATAGTTAACGCTGAAAGCGGACAGGGGATGCAGGGAATCAACGAACGCTTTGAGCGCCGCTGAACTGATGATGTCGTCGTTTAGACCAGTGATGGAAGCCATGATGTTTTACTTGTTGGATTTGAGTTTGCTGATGAGGGAAAAGTCGCGGGCTTCGAGAGCCTTGCGAACGATTTCAAATTTGGTGGCGCGGTCGCCAGCGGCGTAAGCGTCTTCGACAGAAACGGCGGAACCGTTGCCGCTGATGGCGTTGTCGCCGCGAGCGGCGAGTTCGACCTCAAGGGCCGAGAGCTTGTTAAGGGCCGCGTCGAGCTTGGCCGACATTTCCGAATCAACGGGTGCGGCAACAGGAGCGGGTGTTTCGTCTTGCGAAGCGGCAATGCCGTCCACGGTGGACTTGAGATCGGCAACCGAAGCGGTCAACGCTTCGATGGCGGCTTGCGCGTCGAACTCAACTTTAGCGACAGAAGTATTTTCGGTCATGCCCACTGCGGCAGTGTCAACTTTGGGCGCGGCCTCAGGCTCCGATCCTGCGCGAAATACACCGTCAGGATTGGCTGCCGGGCGGCTGACCAGATCCACGCTGACCAGCTCGGACACCCTGGCAAAACGCTTGCCGTCCTGCTCGTCGGGCTGCCCGCTGAAAGTCATGCTGAATCCCACGCGGTTGGGCGCTTTGTTCAAAATCTCCGAGTAGAAAGACGCCTGCGGGTGCGAGCCAAGCAGATCGAGGTCGGCGCGGAGTTGGTCTTCGACGATGCGGAAGTTCGACAGAAAGCCGATCAAGCTATCAATGCTTTCGTCGTGATCGACAAACACTTTGACCGGGCTGCCCGCCTTGCCGGCCTCCTCGGCCTGCAACAAAGTTACGTCATCAACCATCATGCTGTGACCGAGTGCGGGGCCGACCGTTGCCACGCTGATGCCTTCAAAATTAAGCGAGTCCATACTCGCTTGCCCTCATGTCAAGGGGTCGGCTTCTCGGTCTTCTTGCGGCGGTAAAGGCGTTTCCGCTTTTTCGGCAAGGCAAGTTCGGTTGGTTCTTCCTTGGATTCCAACTGTGGCGCGACCACGGCGGGCGCCTCTGACTCATCAACCAAAAGCGGCTGCGGCTGCGCCTGCTCCACGCCGATCATTACGCCGAGGTCGGCAGCAAACTCACGCTCGGCAGCAATTTCAGCCACGGCCTCTTTCCAATCAATGCCCTGCTCGCCAAAGAAATCCGAAAGGGTCATCAAGCCCGCTTTCACGTCATCCCGGCGGGCGGTCGCCTCGCGGCCCACGTCCACGGTGATGCTGCGCGGTGTCTGCCATCCCACTTGCTGCCAGCCGGCGACCATTGGCAATTCGCGGCGAGAAATAGCGCGGGCGATAGCGTAGCGCCACAGCTTGGACAGGAACGCATTGACCAGCACATCTTGACGGGCAGCAAAGCAACGCGCCGCCTTCTGAATGATAAACCGCTGCGCCACGCCGCCGATGGCCGAAGTATCCCAGACAAATTCGTAAGGCAGACCAAGGCCAATGGCCGCTGCCCGAATGTATTGCTCAAGGTGCTTGTCGAGCTTCTCATTCGGCCTATTCATTACGAAGGATTGAATGTCCTCCGAGTTCTTCATGCGCGGAACTAGGCCGCCGCCGAAAATGCTTTCGCGGGTCAGGTTGCCGTTGCTGTCCTTGCTAAAGTCGCCAAGGAAGCCCTCCGCGCCGATGTTGCCCGTAGAATTTTTGATAACGAGGCCAATGCTGCTGCCGGCCTTGGCCGCCATCATCTCGAAGCGCAGCAACTCGTCGCGGTCTAGGACGCTGTTAAGGGCCACGCCGATGGCAGGATAGCCGCGCACCTGGTCCGAGCGTTCGGGCTCGTAGACGTGAAGCATCACGTCTGCTTTAACTTCGCGGTGACGGCGCGGGTATTCGTCCCCTTCCCCGATAAAATAGCCCAGCGGGCGCTGAAACTTGTCCAGCTTCACGCCGTCCACCACGCCGTTGTTGTTGGCTGCGGTGTCGGGCGACTCGATGCGGTGGGCCTCCACGATTTGCACAGCAGGAGCGCCGTCTGACTTGGCTGTGAGCACGGCAAAGATTTCGCCGTCGCGGTCAATAGCTTCGGAAACCAGCATTTGAAGCGAACGCATATCGTGCCGCCCGCTAATCTCCGGCGAGCGCGCCCAATTTTCCCACCAAGCCTCGGCAGCATCGTCCCACGCTTGGTCGCCAGACATGGCCTGCGGGCGGATACCGATGCCGCTGCCCACCGAATACATGGCTTTGTCACGCACCGCGCCCCTGACTATCGCGTTGTTGTAGAAACACTTGCGCGATAATGCCATGAGGCGGGTGCGGTCGTAGGAGGAAAGGTCAACTTTGGAGTCCTGGGCCTGCGCGTAAACCCATCCGCGCTCTTCGCTGCGGTGGTTGACGGCCTCAATCATGCGCGAAAAGCCAAAGGCGGCGGCCACGCGGTCAACAAATTTGGTCTTCATGTTCTATTAGGAAAGCGCATCTGCGTGACGCGGGAGTTGCCAATCGTGCCGGCGTTGACGGCCAAAGCTGTTTCGATTAGACCCAGCATATCCCAGCAGGAATAGGTTTGCTGAAGCGTGACGCTGCGCCCGCCAACGCTGGAGCTGACCACAAATGCCTGGCTCGCCCCGCCAGACAGGATCTGCGCCTTGCAGGAGGCTTTAAGCTGGGCGAGTTCTGAGGCGCTAAAGACTTCGGATAAAATGGCGGCGTCCGTCACGCACTCGCGGCCTGTGTCAAGAAACGGGCTGCTCGCTTAACGCTTGCCCATAGGACGAAAGCAGCGGGCAGGACGCAAGAGCAACCCAGTCGGCAGCGTCTTCGTCGTAGTAGTAATCATGCCATGTTAGATGGCCGGATCGCAAATGCAGCTTGATCGCTGGCAAGTCTATTGGCCCCAAATCCTGCCCGTCTTTGGCCACCCGGATTCTGGTCGATTTTTCCACCGCCTTGGTTTTGTCCTGGGCGGTGCGGAAGTCGGGGCCATAGCGAACCACCAGCCAGCCGATTGGCCCTAGGAGCAGGCCAAGCACCACCCCTTCCGTCGAGCGTCCCTTTTGGCTGCCGATGAAATATCCGATCACTCCGAACACCGCCCATAAAAGTAAGAAGGTCATGTTGGATTTTGAGTTGCTACATTAAATTGAGACATGATTGAGTCTATCAGCACAAGCCCCATCTTTTCACAGTCGGCCAAATGGTTCTCCCCGAGGCGGGTCCACTTGGCCACGCCTTCTTTCTCGACCAGCGCCTCGCCCTGCAACTGCGTCACATAGTCCTTGGCAATGTCTCGCGGCAGATACCACTTGCCCCGCCCGTCGCGAAGCACGTCATGGTAGAGACGCGCCTGCCAAAACTCGGCGTCGAATTGGAGCATCCAGATATTGTGGCCGGCCCCAAGAATCTGCTGAAACTTCCACGGCTCCCGCAGCCCTTGGCTAACCGTGCGCCCCTTGGCCGCGCAAAATAGGCCACCCGAGCGGGCCACAAAATCATAAACGCCTGCCGGGGTCTTGGCCGCATAGCCCGAATCGACAACGCCCTTAAAGCATTTGTAGTGGCGGAACTTTTCCATGATCAAGTCCCAGCCGATTGCGGCCCCGTAATCCACAAGGTAGCTCGACCCGTCTTCGTGCAGCTCGCGGATGATCCACCACAACTCAGTCTGTTGAACGTCCACGGACATGATGCGGCCCAACAATTTGCCCTCGGGCGGTTCCCCGATGGTGTAGCGAGGCGATGCGTCCACCCGCTCGCGGATCATGGCCGTGGTGATTAGTGAGCCAGCGGCTTTCCACGGCAGGGCCAGTTCGCGGTTGTAGAAATCTTGCAACCCGCCGGGCGTCTCGCGGTCTTGGAGAAATTTGACAGCTAGGTCTGACCACTTGCGCCACGGAGCGTAGAGTGACGATAGGTGGTAGCTTCTGCGCCCTGGCTCGGCGGCTAAGTCAGTCGCGCGCCACTCGCCACGCTCTAGCATCTGCGCCTTGTCGGCCTCGGTGTGCGCGTGGTCGCAAGCAGGGCAATGGCATCGCGCCGACTCCGCGACAAGCTCCATGTTCCACGCGGAATCTTGTTTGGCCTCCTGTGACCATTTGATTGTCTCCCACTCCAAAACAAACGCCTCGCCGCAGCCGGCGCACGGCACAAAGTATTTGCGTTGGTCGCCTTTGAGCCATTCCTCCCAAATCGCCCCGTCTTCATACGTCGGCGTCGAGGTGGTGATGATGATATGCTGCGGGTAAGTCGCCACACGAGCCTCGGCCAACTGCAAGGGCGCTGACTCCTTGCCGCCCTTGGCTGGAAATTTGTCCAGCTCGTCCATGCAAAGCGCGGCAATCGAGCGCGAGGAAAGGGAGGCCGGTGAGTTGCTGCCCGTAAACCACACACTCATGCGGTCAAAGTGCTGCTCCAAAAGTCTATACTTGTCAGGGTCAGGCTCCTTGTGTCGGGCCAGCGTCGGGTTTTGGTCAATCAGCGGCATCCACCGCGTTTCAGAAAATGATCTAGCCAAGTGCGTGGACGGCATGACCCAGAGACAGGGCGCAGGGTCATTGTCTAACTTGTAGGCCATGCCGATTATGATGGCCGTGGTCTTTGATGTCTGAGCCCCCCAGACCAAGGCCAGCCGGCGCACTCGGTCATCAGCAAAGCATTCCAGCACCTCGCGCACATACGGCGTGCGAGTTGTGAGGTAGCTGCCCGGCTTGTTGGTGATGCGCTCAGACAGCTTGAGATTGTCCTCGGCCCACTCGACCACCCCGAGCTTGGGAGGCTCAAGGGTCACGGCCCTTGCTTCGCCCCAGGCAAAGTCTAGGCCGTGGCGGTCGCCTCGCTCAAGGAGCTGGGCAATGTCCCCAGATGCTTCTTCATCAACTCCGTGGCCTGCCGGCCCCAAGGGAACGTCGAGAAATCCTGCCTGAGTGCCGAGACTAGCGAGCGGATCGCTGCCACCGTCTCCTGTTTGTTGAGTGTCGCGTTCTTCATCGCCAGAAATGCCGCCAGCTCCTGCTCGGCCTGCGCTGCCGCCTTCCGACTGTCGCGCCACGCCCCGGCCAACTCGGCCACTGATCGGCTGTTCATGTCCTGGCTGTTGGCCGCTGCTTTCCATAGCTCGTAGTGACGGATCTCCCCCTCGGCTGCGCGGTCGAGCCTTGGCTTTGCCCCCATTGCTAGGTTTTCCGAGGCGACCAGCCCGCTGATTCTCGCCCCTTTGTTTCGGCGGATGTTGGCCGCTACCCATGCCTTCGCCGCGTCCACCGAGTCCACTGGCATCCCCCGGCTTTTCCAGATGGACACGCTCGCTGGATTTGAGTCGAGAGCGTTGGCTAATTGGGTCTGAGTCAGGGCCATTGGGCATTATGGGTGGCTTTTGCAAGTCGCATTATCAAAAGGGGTTATTGAGACGAGTTTTGGATGATAGTTGTTTATCTCGACCATTCGCAAAAAACTATGGCCTAATTCCTGCCTGTCGTGACCTCCACGCGCTCTCCTGATAATAAAAGATTCCTTTCATTGTCTCATCAAGGCTTATCAAATGCCTCCTTATTGAGACTGGGAGGGCCTTGGGCGGGTCGCAGCGGGCGGCTGGTATCTTCATGCCTGCTCTCCTGTTAAGGTCACAAGCCGCTTCTCAATGTTCCAGATAAGATCGCGTATTGGCCTTACAACTGTCAGAAGCTGAACGCAAGTGTCGCGCTCCATTGCCTCAACTGGATGTCTTTGCACCACTTGATTGAGCCACCTTCTGCCATCGTGAACCCAGTGAGCCGCAAAGCCCAATGCCTGTGAGTCTTCGTCCTTGCTGAACCGCTCTGCCCACTCTTGCTGGTCTTCGTCGCCACTCATAAGGCGGGCAGTGCTGGGCTGCGTTGCCATTTGCTCATAGCCCGCTGCGATCATCATTGCCTTTAACCCTGGCAGATCAGGGGTTCCGCACCCGTAGATCTTGGCAACCCTCATGTATTTCTGGGCCACCCCAAAGGTCATGCCGACCTTTTCTCTCAGGATGTGGTGGAACGCTGCGCCCGTCGTATCTTGCAGCGATTCAATCTTCTTGCCGGCCTCGAATACAACAGAGGCAAGCTCGGCGCCTTTGTCGCCTATTTCAATGGCAAGAACTCGCGCCTTTGCGTCGAGGTCTTTGATTTCTTGGCACAGGGAATCAACCGCCGCCAATTCTAATTTAATCGTTGTTAAGTCGTTGTTCATCTATTTGGTGTCTGTGTTTCCAACTTTGGTTTGCTGCCTGCCGCGCGGCCTCTCTGGCCTCATCGGACTTTTGAAAATCGTTGTGCCCCTTAATGTTGAATTTCTTCTGAATTTCAATGACGGCCTTAGAAAGCGCCGCCTTGGTTACCCCGATTCTTTTGGCAATTTCGGTGTAAGTGTTGGATAAGGTCACCGAAATATCGCCCGCCGCCATGAGAAATGCGTAATACCGCAAGACCTTGTTGCCCCTTGGCTCCATGATGTAGGTCAAAACGGGTATGACCATCTTGCTGGCGGCCTCGCTTACCTCTGTTTGAAGGTGTTGCCTCATCAAAATGACCAGCTCGGCGCACTGTTTACGGTTTAGGTCTAGGGCCTCTGCCCACTCTTCTCCAATGCAGTCGCATTGAGCCGCTGGATCGGGCCAATAGCTCGTTTCTAAATTATCGAGGGGGTTTTCTCCCATTGCGGTGAAGCGTCGAATGTCAATCATAGCCGGTTCCTCCGTTTGCTGTTTTTCTGCATAAGTCGCCGCGCCTTGGCCTTGGCCCGGTCGCGTTTGGTTTTGGTCGCCCGCTCCCTTGCATATCGCGCCCCTACAGGGCGGATCGGGCTGCGTCCGTAATTAGGCGTAGTCTCGGGCGCTGTGTTTAGATTGATCACGCCGCCCTCCTTGCCGTCTCAGCCACCCGCAAGGTCACCCCGGCCGTCTCAATGGCCCCAGCGGCAAACAATACAGCCGCCTCGGCCACATCTTGGCCCACTGCGCTGATCAGCCATTCTGCCGGTTGGCCATTGTTAAGGGTTGGCCTGCCTTCTCTCAATTCAGTCAGTTTTGCTTTTCGTGGTGTTTTCATGGTTAAAATCCTCGGTGGCACTGGCGACAAAGCGTCACCAGATTGCCCAAAGCAGACAGCCCTCCCTCGCGGACTGACTCGACGTGGTGCGCCTCAAGATTTTGCGTGTCGCCGCAATCGATGCAGGCCCACCCGTCGCGCTCAAAAACACTGCGCCGCAAATCGCCCCACGATTGCGCCTTGAAAGAGGGTTCGCCCATAGTCAGTGGATCTTCGGTTTCGGCCCGATCTCTCCATTGCCTTAGCGTCTCATCGTGGCTTTCCAGCACAGAGGCAATATCCCTTGGCCGCACGTAGCCCTTTTTGTAAAGCCGCACAATGGCCCTGGCACAATGCAGCCAGCCGGTGAAATAGCCATCACGGTATTTCCATTCGGCCTCCCATTCGGCCTCTGGTTTTTCTTTGGCTAATGCCAAAAAGTCGTTGCCGTTAAGCCAAGGCGGCAAATCGTCTTTGGCCTCTTTTTGAACGTCTGTTATCGACGGCCCAACAGTCTTAAGACGGACAGGACTTTTCTGTCTGTCCTTAAGACTGATTGGAGCTTCATTCATCACATATTCTCTTAATGATGATGAATGAAGTGAATCGGGCTTAAAACGGGTCATGTGTGCCTCCTTTTTTGAGCCGAAAAACGGCCTGTTTTGTCCCATTGTTCACCTTTTCCACGCCGTATTCGGCAAGGACGTGCATATGCCTATTGATTGACTGTTTCCAGACGCCGGGGCTGTGGTTGTCTTGAGTTATGGCCTTGGCGCGCAAAATGAGGTCCGCGCTGCCCATTTCGCCGCTGGTGGACTCGTCCAACACCTGACGAATGGCCTCGGCGCGGGGGCCAAACGTGTCCTTGATCTTCCCCGGTTGCCGCAGCTTGGTGGGGTCAAGATCAACCCTCGGGCACATTACCGGCGCCTCCCACTGCATTACGGTTGCAGGAACGGGCGGGAACTCCCGCACCACGGCATCCAGCGTGTAACAGTCCTCCTCCTCGTGGTTCGTGAACGTGATAATGGCATCAGGGTCGCGGGCCATCACCCCACTGCCCGAGATGCGATCAATGGCCTCCTTGCCGCTCTGATTGCCCTTGGAAAAATGCGCCGCAAAGGCAATGGCCGCATTGCACTCGTCGGCAAACCGCTCGATCTCCAGCATCAAGGCCGCCATGTCGCCGGCCGAGTTCTCGTCCTTGTCCCCGTAGGTCTTGTAAATGGGATCCAAGATGATGAGGGCAAACTTCGGCGCATCCTTGTCCTTGAGCCTCATCCGCGCCGTTGAAAGCATGGCGATCAGGTCGTAGCACTGTCCGCGAAGGTTCCACGTCTTGATGGCCTTGCTCACCTCGGGCCGCAGCCCCGTGCCCCGGCAATAGCCCCGCTTCTCCCCGATCCAGCGCATCCGCTTGCCTGCGGTATGTTTCCGCAATTCCAAATTCACATATAGCACCGTCCCCTGACGGCACTGAAAATGCCCGAGCCACTTGCCGCCGGCCGCCACAGCCAGCCCCAAGTCGATTAGTGACCACGTTTTGCCCATCTTCGACGAGCCGCCCACCACTAGCTTGCTGCCGCGCCGAAGGATTGCCCCCTCTTCGCTACCATCTGGCCCCGCGATCAAGATTTCTGGTGCCTCGTTTTCGCAGGAGATCAGGTCATTGCCGTCCACCCACTCGGGCAGCCCGTCCACCAGCTCCTCGGGATCATCCGCCACCTTCAGCGTGTGGATCTTAGGCGCTTCGCCCTCGTCCATGCCCTTGGTTTCCATATAGGCCGCCTCGCCGGCCGGTTGTGCTTTGTGAATCTTACGCATCGAAAAACTCCACCCTTTGAATTGTTCCATCCTGCCGCTGTCCGTTAGGCAGGCGGACAAATTGCGACTTCAGCCAGGTCTTCGGGTCGCCGCCCAGGCGCACGGCCTCCTCCATAAATTTGCGGTCCTCGGCCTCGTCCTTGGCCTGATACCAGCCGTGCAGTGACTTGCTGCCGCTAAAGACCACCATCCGCAGCTTGCGGTATTCGGAGAGCCAAATATGCCGCGCCGCCTGCTCGTCAGGCGTGGCACCGTCATCGAACTCCACCACGATGTTCTGACGCGGCCCGGTATTGTCGAGCGTGTGCGCCGACAGTTCGCCGTCGCTCTTGCGCTTGCCCTCGAGGGCCGACATCGCGTTCGGCACGATAAACTCCCACAAGTGAAGCTGTCCGCGCACCTCCTCGAGCGGCAACGTCTGAAACTTGGCCACGCCCTGACCAATGCAAACCAATGCGCCCTTGCCCACCATGTCCGCCAAAAAGAACCATGGGTCGGCTTCGAGCGCGTCTTTGACCGTAAAGGCCGAAGCCTCCCGCAACTTCTCCAACGTCCAGCCCCGCGCCTTGGACAGCCGGCGGCATTCGCCTTGCAGCGTGCGGTTCGGCACCGGCCAAGGCCGCGTGCGAGCCGTGCCGGTGCTCGGCGTCACCTCGTAGGCCGTCTGAATGGCCGACAGGATCTCCCGATCCGGCGTAAAGCGTGCCGTGTCCTCCCGCACCGCATCCACCATCTGCCGGATGATGCGGTAGGCCCGAGGGTGCGTGACGCCGTCTTCACGCAGCAGACAAGCCCAATGGTAAATCTGGGAGTGCAGGCTGCTGGCCACCTTCTTGCGGCGGTTCGGGTTGCGGCACCAGGCGAGGAATTTGCTGTTGGTCATTGTTTAGCCTCCACAATCGGCGTCTGCCCCTCGTCCAAGGTCGTGTTGATCCCCTTGCCCATCCGCGCCGTCAGCGGGTTGGCGAGCGCAGGCGAATATGCGGCCCGTGTAGGCATCTTGGCCGTTAAGCCCCCCCCCCTGGTGCGCGCCGTCTGAAAGGGTTCCGACTATTTGAGGTAACAAATGGGCGGTTTCGTTGTATGGAGCCCATCCACTGCTGCCCTGCATCCGAGCAGTCAGCGTGGCTATGGCTTCTGGAACATAATTGTCCGCATCCGCCCGGTGCGCCGAGTTGGCTTGCGCTCGCAATGATCTTGCCGTGCTCATTGCGTCATCCCCCCCCCTGCGACCGCCTCCAGCGCATCCCGCAGCATCGGCGGCAACTCCTTGCCCCTTTTCTCTGCTCGGCGCAGGATTCCGGCACACGCTTTCTGACTCAAATAGAACCGTTGCGGCAGCGGCCCCGTCTCCAAGACATCCGACAACGAACACACGGCGACGGCGCTGGGCCACTCCGAACCAC